ACCACCACCGGCTGCACCACCGTACAACACATCAATCTCACCAGCCGCAAGGAAGTCTTCCTGTGGGCCTTCGTTAGCCTTAAAGATGACATCCTCAGTTGCTTCAGCTTGCAGGGCTGTTGGGATGTCATCCAACTCATCGGCGCTTACGAGTTTCTGTGCGTTCTCGTTTTCGAGTTTGCTGAGAGTCTTTTTAGTTTTCTTTACAGACTTCTTATAATTATCTATTTTGTTCTGTGCTGCTTTTATTTTCTTTTCTTTATCTTTTACAGAACGCTTTGCTTCTCTTTTGGCTTTGGTTTCTGAGTGGAGGTTGTACCCTCGGCCCTTTGAGCCTTTAGGTCTTCCGCCTTTCTTTCGAGGCGTTCCATCAACTTTAAGTAGAAAGTTACCTTCCTCGTCAGCCAAGTAGTTGTCGGGGTTAATGTCCCAGTCATTTTCGTTGTTCTGCAATTTTCTTTAACCCCATGTGTGATATTGAACGTCCTGTTTCGTGCGTCAACCACATGCTCCCTTCTCTGAGGCTCATGGTCTTATCCTTAACCATTGGTAATATCTTGTCTAGCATTTGCAGCTCTTCTTGAACTGGTTCTAGCATTTGGTTATCAGAGTCGTTGAGCTTATAACCAAAAGGTATAGTGCTACTCGTCCTCCTCATACTCGTAGACCTCCTCGTATTCTCCTTCTATGTACACTTCTTTTTTGGCCGGTATTACAAATAAACCACCAGTAGTGTTCACATTGACATCGAGTCTTTCGGTCTTGCCTAGCCCTACACGGTCTAGAATCTGCTGTGCTGCTTGTAGGCGCATGTTAGCCTGTGGTATAGGTTCTGCACTATCCATAATGCTAACAAGCTTAGAAGCAGCTTTAGGAGCACTAAGCGCCATGATGTTTGTAGCTATGTCAAGTATCTCAGTCTTCAGGGCTTTTACTACAGCGTAGTGTGTGCCTTCTGCGTACCCTGCTAGTTCTGCTGCGTGTCTTACGTCACCGCCGCAGGCTGTAAGGTTATCAAGAAATGCTTCTTGACGAGTAGTAAGTTCTTTTTTTGACATGAAGCCTTCCTAGCTATTTAATCTATATTACTATAGTATACAGGTAAAATAGAGGTTTGTCAAGTTTTTTATTACTTATTTGTTTCTATATGTATACAAAGTACCATAAAGTATACATATAAGGGTATACCTGCGGAAATAAATGAAATAAAACTTGACAGATGCGGAATCCATTGCTATAATAGATATTAAGCCCACCGGGGTTATAGCATATGTATACAGGTGGTAGAGTATATGTATAGATAGTTTAAAAATGTATACATATGCGTAGCCATACACCGCATATACATCTTTTGTTAAACCCCCTCCCCCTTTAAAGCCCTCGATAACCGCCCGACTTCCCAGCTTTGCCCTTCCCTTTAAAGCCTTTTAAGCTGCGGCGCTATCTGGTTTACATGGCATATCTTCGTAAAATGTATAACATTGTATATATATCCCAGTACCCCCCCATGGCAGCTTGCCCACCCCTCTGAAGTCTCTTTGGAGACTTCAAAGATTTCCAGAGATTCCAAAGAATCTCAACGCACACTACACAGGCTATGACGTTCTGAAGACTTTTAAAGTCTTTAAAGCTGTGGCCCAACTTTCTAGTTTACAAAACTAGGGAGAAGTTAAAAAGTCTTTAAAGCTTTAGCTTTACTCCAGAGACTTCCAATCTTTTCAAACACTTAGCCCCTTTTTAGTCTTCGACTATTTCTCCCCCTTGAGACTTTTAAAGTCTCCCTAGTTCTATCGTGCCTATGGGATTCCCGAAAGGGAATCGGCTGAATTTTTAGTAACCTTATAAGCTATAAAAGCTTATAAGGTTACTAATAAAGTATCCTTATATATAATATTTAAAAAGAAGTTCAGAATGAACTTTTTAAATATTATATATAAGGATACTAATATGCTGACTTCAAACTTCAAAAACATCGATGCCAACCAAATTGCAACAGCACGACAAGTGTATGGAGTGGCTTGCCACTTTGCTAACATTCAAGCTTCGACCCCTTCGGAACGTTATGGCCTGACCAAAGTGTTCAATGCCGTGATAAACAAGTTCTACAAAGACGCTGATAGCTTTATGACTCATGCCGATGTCTCTGAGTTCAGAGAATGGGATTGTGTTCCAGAGCAGTTCAACCACATGATAAAGTCTAAGCCTAAAGCTAAGCCGAAGGCTAAGGTTGCAGTGAAAGCTACGGCGAAGCCGAAAGCGGCTAAGAAAGCTACAGCGAAGCCGAAGGCAGCCACGAAGAAACCTACACTGACAAATCGTGTTGATGCCATGGAAGCGAAGCTTGATAAAATCTTTGAAATCCTGTCTGCTAAATAAATCTATCAGCCACGGACGGCTTAATTCTATAAGAGGTGTCGTATGTTTGTAATAGAATCTTTATTTATTTTAATATGTGGGTTGTTTGTTGGTTGGATTAGTGTTATGATGTTCCACCTTGCAAGAGATGCTATGAATTTATATAATAAAAAAGGCGATAAATAATATGTATAGAGTTATATTTGATGATAATGTAATTATCTGTGAAGACTTAGAAGTAGCCAACGAAGTAGCAGCAGCTTTATTTGAGGCTGACTACGAAAGTGTAGAGATATTCCCGGCTCAGCCAACCGACCTAGATTCTCTAGAGGAGATAGAAGTATGATTAAAGGCGTAGATATGTTTTATACACCGCAAGACATGAAAGACTTAGAAGATAGATTAGAAAGCTATTCAGGCCAAGAGAAAGCTATAGCTTGGATGGGTGCAATGATGGCTTGGAATCTAGCTTGTAAGATAGTAGAAGAATCTAAACAGGAGGAAGCGGCATGAGCTTAAACATAGAACTAGAAGAAACTTTAAAGTCACGATTAGATGCTGAGCTGGTGAGTTATTGTGATATACTAGGCATCTGCATTAGCTATAAGGGCAAGACAGCAGATAGCTTTATACCAGATGGTGAATATATGTTCCATAGCTTTAGTAACTTCGACGGCAAGGTAGATATATTCTGGGGTCACTACGATTTGAGAATCTCTGAAGCCCTGCAACTTTGGACAGATAAAATTAGTCGTAACCCAATTGGGCGAAGACTATAAACTATTATGTAATGTACTTATTAGCTAGTAAGTTCTTACGAACTAGCTAATAAGTACACAACAACCACCGAGGCAATCGACGATGTTCAACACTCACTGTAAAGCGGTACAAGAATACTCTCAACGTAATGCTAATAACATGGCTGACACGGTACTCATGGTAGTTCTAAGCATTCAACAGAACTGGTTGAGTGTTGGCGACCAACTCAAAGATGTTCGCTTAGAACGTAGAGATTCTAAGTTCCTTTGGGGCAACAAGATTAAGACTTACGATTACCTGATGTCTAATAAATCTAAGATGTTTGCCCAAGTTCAAGCGGTGCTTAACTCTCATAAGACTTATAACGATAAGGCTGAAAGCCTGATGGCAATCTTCCTTAGAGTTGACGGCTTAGGTATACCGAAGGCAGGGTTTTGCTGTCAGTTGATTGCCGGAATGGTTGGTTGTATGGATGTTCATAACATTAAGATGTATAACCTAGATGCCAATAGCTTTAAGCTAAACCCTAAGCCTAAGACTGATAAGGCTTTTGCATCTAACCAACAGAAGATAACAGCTTATATAAATCTATGTCACGACTATGGTTGTGAACAACTCTGGGATTCATGGTGTGATATGTTAGCCACTAAATCTAAGAGATGGCAGGACGGCAACCATGTAAGCGAAGTACATTACACCTACCTGACCGGGGAATAACTATGAAAAATAAAGAAGACTTACCAACTGCCGAGGAGTTTGAAGACGTATGTGCAAAACATCTATGGATGTTCACGATGGAACCAGACCTAAAGAAAGCGATGCAAGGGCTAAAAGCCTATCACTACATTCAAGAAGTAATAAAGCTAGGCGGCTCAACGTACAAAAAAATACACAGAAAAGCATTCGAAGATTTTATAGATAAAACTAAAGCGGAAGGTAGAGACTATGACCCCACAGCAAAACGAGGCACGAACTAAAGAGCGATTAGTCCTAAGTGTTATCGCTCAAATACAGAGAGATTTATACGACAACGAACTGCAACCAGTGTTTGATATGCTGCTTGAGATAGATGATAGATACTTACAGGGCTTCCTTACTGAAGCTGAACACCAAGAACATATGAGGTACAACTAATGAATCCAAAAGCTAACTGGCGAGTAGATATTATGGGAGTCTTCGACGCTCCGACATATACTTTTACACTAGACGAAGCCCATAAGATTGGTAAGATGACAGGGCAACCTTATATAATTACTAAGTTGGAGGAATAGACATGGCTTATAGACAATCAGAATCTAAGAATGACTTTTACAATGTCTTATATAACTTAAATATTTTAACCACGCAGTTACAGTTTGACCCTATATTTGAACCAACACTTGAGGAAACTAAACAGTTGGATGATATAACTTTAAGACTCATGGAACTCCTTACTGTATCTGATTATAATAATTAAATACAATTACTTAATGACTTATAAGTT